ATGGGAAAGATTCTAAGAGACCCCGAAACAGTAAAGGAATTGGCTAAGACCTTCGAGGTGAGTACGAGGAGCGTACGATCGGCCTTGGATGGCGTAACGCAGAGTGACCTGGCCAAGCGGATCCGGAAACGGGCGCTGGATATGGGTCTGAAAGAGAAAGGAAAGGAACAAGTAACTGTATTAAAATGAAGGAGTAAGAAGAATGGAAACGAGCATTTTACAATGGAAAGAAGGGGCATCCGTACGGATGCAGATGATTAAGGATGAGCCGTGGTTTATCGCTAAAGATGTGTGTGAGGTATTGGGGTTGATCAAGTACAGGGATGCTTTGTCCCGTGTAGAGGATGAGGACAAAGGGGTGTCCATTACAGTGGACACCCTCGGAGGCCCTCAGGCAATGACGGCAGTAAATGAGTCTGGATTTTACTGTTTGGCCTTTCAAAGCAGGAAGCCGCAGGCGCGGGCGTTCCGGAAATGGGTGACGGGCGAGGTGCTGCCGAGCCTTCGGAAATATGGCTACTACGTGGATCCGGGGGCTCAGCTGACTGACGAGCAACGGGAAGAGCTGGAACGGGTGATGATGGGGCGGATGAGGCGCTACCTGTCGCGGCGGGACTACATACAGGTGGCGCGCTCGACAGGTTATCCGGTGTGGTTCGTGCAGCGGGTAGTGGCTGGGCAGGCCGGCGGGCATGCCGGGAGCGTGATGCTGGCTTTGCAGGAACGGGCGCTGAAGAACTGTCGGGAGTATGTGAATCCGCTGTCGGAGGCGCGGATGACGTCCGTCATCGAACAACTGAATGGCAACGAAAAACGACGCGATGGAAACGAAGTATGAATCCGTAATCGGCGAGCTGGGCCAGCAGTTGGAGCTGGCGCGGGCAGACGCGGAACGATTGGGAGAGGAACTGATGGACGAAGCGATCGTCCAGGCGGCGCACCCGCTATATGTGGAGCTGCTGCGTGCGCAGGCGCGTATCGACGCGCTGAGTGATGCGATAGAATTGATCATTAACAGCTGAAAAACGAAATGAATACGGATAAGGATATGAGACCAGCGGATGTCTCGGAGGTGAATAGCACGCTGATTCTGCGGGCTGATGAGATGGGAAATGAGCTGCGGAAGTTGGTCAAGGAGAAAGCCGAAGACCGGGCGGCGGTGCTCGTTACGATGGATCTGCTGGGCGAGGCAGAAGAGGCAGAGGCTATGGTCATGGTGTGTGGCCAGGGCCACATGCTGGTAGAGCTGTGCCGGCTGATGTGGAACGATCCGCGGATCGGAGTGGCGCTGCGGGTGCTTTTGATGAGTGAAATCGAGAAAATCAGGCTGAGCGATGAAAACAAGTGAATTGAGGCCCGGGGCGTGCTACTGGTACACGAGCCGGGTGGGACGAGAGAGGGTGCGCTACCTATACAGAAGGGCGGACGGCTGCTTCGTGTTCGACTCGGACGACTGGCAGTCGATCTGCATGACGGCTGAACGAGTGGAAGAAAGGATTCGGGAGGACGAGACGTGGAGGCAAACAAACTGATCATCGGAATGCCATATGTCTACCGGACGAAGAAGGGGAAGGACATGGTAGTGACGTTCACGGATCAAACCTACGACGGGCGCTATGTATTTCACACCAGAGGATGGAAATATCGGTTCGTGTTTGGGCCGGATACGGTGAAAGATAGGGTGTCGGAATCCTATGACGAACAGACAACAATCGATCGGAATTGTATATGAAGGCAAGAGAATTAAGGCCCGGCGCGTGCTATTGGTACACGGGTCGGGGGCGCCGGGAAATGCTGCGCTACCGATACAGGGAGGCGGACGGCTGGTTCGTGTTCGACTCGGACGAGGGGCAGTCGGTCAGACTGACGGCCGACCGGGTGGAACGATATATCCAAGGGAGGGCGTAGGGCTATGCTACGCATGTTTTTGGGCGCGCTCAGAATGACAAGCGTGGGGATGTGGCTTCGGTTCGGATGCCTCGGGGTGTTGCTCTCGTGCAGCCCGACGGAAGAATGTGAGCCGGCTGTGGCACTGGTACTGTATGCCGCTTGGGCGGTTATGATCGGGCTGATCTGGTGGCGTGACCGGGAACGGATGAAACGCATAGCCGACCACTTCGGCGAGGATTAGAAGAATACTTTTTTGCTCGACATAGATGCTTATTTCTTAGAACTGTTTGACGTGAGTCCCCAAGGGGGTGCCTGATCCCTAAGGGGGCGCCGGTTCAGGGTTTTGACGGCCGAAAGTGGCCGCGGGGGTTCGACTCCCCCGAACCGGACATTGAAAGGAGACAAAAAGAACGATGCCCGCTTACGCATATATAGATGGTGTGCCCGCCCTGACGGTGAACGACTGGTGTGAGTCGGGGCTGACGTATCGGCAGTTTTGTTATGACAGACAAAACGGCGATGTATCCATCATCAGCCAACGCAAAGGAGGCGAGACGGTGATTGACGCGCGTTCGATCCGTCGAGCCGACCGGCTGCGGGTGATCGAAAGGGTGATGGGGCGTGTACCACGGGAGGAACACCGGGCGCTTTACGCGGTGGACGTAGACCGGGAGGCGGAGGCCTTCTTTGCCGCCTACGAAAAGGCAGACGGGACACGCCTCTCGGAGGATACCGTCCGGCAGCTCACGGCCAAAGCATCGATCTTCAATGCCCTCGGCGACGGGCTGCGCCGACAGACGGAGCGCCGCGCGGCCAGTGGGTCGAAGCTCAAGAAAGGGGCTTACTGGCAGACGATGCTCCAGTGGCACACGGAGGAATGCCGGCGGTCGGCCGAAACGTATGGCGTGGCCGTACCCGAGTACACCAACGCACGCAGCCTCGAGCGCGCCTTCCGGGCCTACATGGCCGAGGGGTATGCCTCACTGCTGCCCCGCAACATGGGCAACGACGCGGCGCGGAAGGTGTCTCGTCGGGCTGAAAACCTGATCGTGGCGCTTTGGCGAACGAACGACAAGCCGTTTGCCAGCCGCGTGCACGAACTGTATTTGGAGTTCGCGGCGGGCGATACGGAGCTGTTCGACCGGGCGACGGGCGAGGTGTTCCGCCCCGAGGATTACCGTTACAAAGGCCGCCCGCAGGCGGTGAGCTGCTCGACCATCCGGCGGTACCTGAAAAACGTGGTCAACGAGACGGCCGTCTATGCCGACCGCAACGGACAGTTCGACTACGCCAACTCGCAGCGCCCGAAGCATGTGCGACACAATGGCCGGTTTGCCCTCTCCAAAATCTCGATGGACGACGCCGTCCTGTCCCGAAAAAGCACCCGCGGCTGGGTGGCCAAATACCTCTGCGTGGACGTCGTCTCGGGCTACTGGTTCCGCCCGGCCTACACCGTGGGCACGCCGACGTTGGACACCGTGATGGAGGCCTTCCGCAACGTCTTTTGCGAGCTCACGGAGCTGGGTTTGCCCATGCCGGCCGAGCTGGAAGTGGAGCATCACCTGATGCAAAACATCGAATGGCTGCCCGAGGCCTTCCAATTCGTCCGATTCTGTTCGTCGCCCACCGAGAAACGGGCCGAGCACAACATCCGGTCGCTCAAATGGGGTACATCGAAGAAGCAAGGGCACATGCGCGGCCGTTGGTACGGCAAGGCGGAGGCCTTCAAAAGCGTGCGCAACAAGGTGCACGGCGATTTCATCGATCCCACCTTTCAACCGCAAACGATCATTGCCGACGATTTGGCAGACATTGAGCTGCATAATAACGCCTTGCATCCACGGCAGAAAGAGTTTCCCGGGCTGACCCGCCGCGAGGTGCTTTTGAAACACGCCAACCCAGGCCTCCGGCCAATCGCGCCGGAAAGGCTGTATAAACACATCGGCAACATAACCGAAACGACCATCCGCAACAACGACTACGTGCGGGTAGCCAGCGCCGAGTTCGCCCTTGCGGACTTTGATATGCTCAGCCGCCTTCAGCCGAACGATCGGCGCGTCACGGCCTACTGGCTGCCCCTCGAGGATGGCTCGGTGCCGTGCGTCTACCTCTATCAGGGCGATGTCTACATCGGCCAGGCGACAGCTCGGGCGGCAATGGCATACAACGAATGCGCCGCGGAACGCACTGAGGAAGACGAGGCGCGGATGCTCGTGCAACACAAGCGGGCGGCGCGCTTCGACCGGATGATCCGCGAGCGACGCGAAGAGATTCCCCAGGTGGGTCGGGTGGATCGGGAGACGGCTGAGGCTGTGGCCGCGGCGCCGGTCAAAATCGTCGAGACCCGCCAGCCGATCGGCTACGAGGAAGACGAACTCACGGCCTCGATGGAGGATTGGGCCGCCCGGGCGATCGATCAATTATGAACCAACAAAATAGAAACTACTTAACACGAATAGGACATGTTTCGACAGGATAGCATTGTAGAGAATGAGCAATCTGATAAAGTGGGCAAAACGCCTCAAACGCATTTATCGCCTCGCAGAAAGCATATGGATCAGCCGGCAATTCAACTAACCAATAGTTTTCCCCTTGCACCTGCCGGCAAGGGCATTTCATCAGCCGGGAAAACGACAAAAGAGCTTTGGTACTCTCGACGAACTGCTTGTCGGGCAGCTCGTCAGGGATCATGCATTCAAGCAAATAATACTCAGTCATAAGCAAGTAAGAATAACGTTAAAAACACGCGAATATATGAGCCTCACGAACGAATACAAAGAGAAAATCCGGGCCGCGCTGGCGGCGCGTCGGGCCAATTTCGACGGCTCGGACGCCCGCTTTGCCGCCACGCTTGGCATAGGCAGCGCGCAATACAGCCGCATCAAGCGGGGCGAGACGGTCGGGGTGCTGGCTGATGAAAAGTGGATCAGCATCGCCCGCCGCTTGGGCGTCGGCCTGACCGATGCGCCGGCATGGCAGACGGCCGAAACGCCCGTCTTCAAATACATCACGGCGCAGCTCGAAATGTGCCAGCAGAACGGCCTCTCGGCCATGCTCTGCGACCTGACCGACATCGGAAAGACCTACACCGCCCGGCAATATGTCAAAACGCATCGCAATGCCGTCTACGTGGATTGCTCGCAGGTCAAAACGCGGCAAAAGCTGCTGCGGGGCATCGCCCGGGAGTTTGGCGTGGGTAGCACGGGACGGCTGGCAGACGTCTACAACGACCTCGTGTTCTACCTCAAAACGCTCGATCGGCCGCTGGTCATCCTCGATGAAGCGGGCGACCTTGCCTACGAGGCTTTTCTCGAAATCAAAGCCCTGTGGAACGCCACGGAGCACTGCTGCGGGTATTACATGATGGGCGCGGATGGCCTCAGCGAAAAGATCCGCCGGGCCATCGACAACAAGAAGGTGGGCTACGCCGAAATCTTCGGCCGCTTTGGCAAGCGCTACGGCAAGGTCGTGCCCACGGCCCGCAAAGAGGCCGAGCGCTTCCTTCAACTGACGGCGACGATGATCATCAAAGCCAACGCCGGGGCGGATACGAATGTGAACCGCCTGCTTCGCCGTCTGATGGGTGAGGATAACACGCCATCCCTCCGACGCATAAACATCGAACTGTCAAAAAGAGCATAACGACGATGAAGAAGGGACTGACAGCGCGCAATGTGTTGGCCACGAAGTTCAACACGCTCGGGTTTGATGGCGTGTGGCGCGATGCGGTGGGTGATCCCCAGCTGACGGGCAGCTGGATCATTTACGGGGATACGAAAAACGGCAAAACGACCTTCGCGATGATGCTATCCAAATACCTCTCTGGGTTCGGTCGGGTGGCTTACAACAGCGTGGAGGAGGGCAATTCGCGGACGATCCAAATGGCTGTCGACCGCGCCGGCTTGCTCGAGGCGGGCGCCCGCTGGATGTTACTCGACCGCGAAAGCAAGGACGAGCTTTGCGAAAGGCTGCGGCGGCAACGCAGTGCGGACATCGTCTTTATCGATTCCGTGCAATTCATGGATCTGAAGTTTTCAGAATACAAAGACCTCAAACGACGCTTTCCCACGAAGCTGTTCGTCTACATCAGTCACGTGGACGGCCGTCGCCCCTCGACGCCCACGGCCCTGCGCATCCTGCGCGATGCCAACGTGGCCTTTCGCATCGAAGGGTTCAAAGCCTTCCCCACGAGCCGTTACGGCGGCGGTCGCCCGGTGGTGATCTGGGACAAAGGCGCGGACGAATACTGGGGGCGAGAAAAGGAAGTAGGGGCGGGCAAGGCCGCCCGGTAGTTAGAAGAAGTAGAGAATGATGAAAACAATAGACAACGATCACCGGAAGCGGCAACTGCTGAAGCGCTTCCACATGCTGCTAAACAGGGCGCGGATCGATGAGGACGGTAAGCGCGAAATCCTCGCCTCGTATGGCGTAGAGCATTCCTCGGAAATGGATTGCGCAGGGCTGGCCGACGTGTGTAGTAAACTGGCTGTGGCGATGACCCCGCGGGCGTCCGAGGCTGACCGCTGGCGCAAGCGAGTGATGGCCGCCGTGTTCGGCTATTGCCAAGCAATGGACTATGAGGCGGATGTAAATCGGGTAAAGGCTATTGCCTGCCGAGCGGCCGGGGCGACGAACTTCAACCGTATCCCGCTGGATCGTTTACGCAGCCTTTACAACGCCTTTATGCAGCGTGTAAAAGACATTGAAAAGGTCGGCCGAATGGCGGACACACCTCAGGGCGGCGGGGGCTTCCTCTATGTGATGTTCCCCGACGGACGGAAAGAGATCCCTGGGCGCATAAACAGATAAACACCTAAACGCATAAACAGAAATGACAACAGTAGAAATGACGGCCGAGGAGCGCCAAGAGTTTGAGGCCTACAAACTGGCCAAAGAGAAGAAAGCGGCGGAGGCCAAACGGAAGTCCGATCGCGAAGCCTACACGGCATTGGTGGATGAGACGATCGCGGCCGTAATGCCCGAGCTGACGAATATCAGCGAGGCTATCGCCCAGAAAAAGACGGCCGCGGCGGAGGCCTTCCGCGGGGCATTGGAGATGAAGGCGGAGCTGTTCGGCGTGAAAGACGATCAGCAGTCGCACACGTTCACCAACTCCGAGGGCACAATGCGCATCACCATCGGGCACTACATGCTCGACAATTACCGCGACACGGTGAACGAGGGTATCGCGATGGTCAAAACGTACATCGAATCGCAGGCCCGCGACGATGCCAGCCGCGCGCTGGTCAAGGCCATCCTGCGGCTGCTGTCGCGCGACGAGGCGGGCAATCTGAAGGCCTCCCGCGTGCTACAGCTGCAAAAGATGGCCGAGGAAACGGGCGACGAACGCTTCATCGAGGGTGTACGCATCATCCAAGAGAGCTACCAACCCACGCCCTCGAAAGACTACATCCGCGCGGCGGTACGTGACGAGTCGGGCGCCTGGGTGGCTGTCCCATTAAGCATGACGGACGTATGATCATCGCAGTAGACTTTGACGGAACGATCCACGACGGCCAGTGGCCGAGGATCGGCGAGGCGATGCCTGGGGCGCGTGAGGCGATCAACGCTCTGCGCGCCGAAGGGCACTACATCATTATCTGGACATGCCGCGAAGGGCGCCAGCAAACGGAGATGGTGAACTGGCTGCTTGAAAAGGGCATCGGCTTCGATCGCATCAATGATCATCGGCCGGACGAGGTGGCGGCCTATGGCAGCAACGCGCGCAAGGTGTATGCGCATTGCTACGTGGACGATAAGAACGTAGGCGGGATGCTCCCGTGGAAAGATATTGCCGCGTGGATCCGCCGCCAGGAAGAGGCCTACCGGGCGGCACAGGACGCAACAGCTGGCAAGGCATGAAAGAGATGGCGGCGGGGATGATTCATATCGGGGCGGCTGCGGCCGCCTGCGAAGTTTGGCCGGATACGCGCGGGGGCGGCATCGAGACGGTCGTATCGTGTGAGATCGGCGCATTTGGTTCCGATGTGTTGGCCTCCCTGTTCCCCGCTGCCTATCATCATAAAGACATTCGTACACTGACAAAAACGATCATCGATGAAAGACTTATTCCACGATTCGGCACCGACTATGGCCGCCGTACGATACTCACCGGGGGGAGCCATCGGGCCTGTATCCGGCAGACTTCGCCGGCGCCCGCAGGCGCCCCGTTACCTCTGGCCAGAAATGCTGCGCATTATTGGTGACATCCGACCGCGCTGGGTTATTGGTGAAAACGTTGCTGGCATCCTCTCGATGGTACAACCCGCTCACATCGCTACGCTGGAAAGCGAGCCCGATCTGTTCGGAGCGGGTAACGAGCTTCAAACGAAATGCGGGCAATACACCGTCCACCGGATCTGCAAAGACTTTGAAGCCATCGGATATACCATCCGGCCGGTGGTTATTCCGGCTTGTGCCGTCGGGGCACCCCACCGACGCGACCGAGTGTGGTTCCTCGCCTCCGATGCCGCCGCGGACGGTGAACATTGGAGGGCACACGATAACCCTGCCTCCGCGCCTGCTTCCAACGCCACGAGCAAGCCTCGAGGCCGCGGGGCTGAATGTAAACAACAAGAAAATGGCAGCGAAGAAGGGAGCCAGCTACTTGGAGGAAGTCGTGGCTGGGTTCGTAGTCCGCGCGGGTGTTTCCGGGATTTTCCGAATGAATCACCGGTTCGCACTGACGATGATGGGATATGCCCCGAATCACTGCGCCGCCGGATACGAGCGGATTTTGCGGACTGTCTGTCTGATGATGAAATCGAAGAAGCTATCCACCGCGCCGATAAACGATTCAACGAAGAAGCCCTAAGAGCGGCCGGCAACGCGATTGTCCCGCAAGTGGCTTATGAGATTATACGGGGGATCGTAGAGATAGAGCGGGGGGAGCATTTTCCTGACGTCAGGAAAGAAGTAGACAAGGTATAAGAGTAAGATGTTATAAATTTCTTTTGATAGGGGCGGCCGGAGTCCGGGATGGATAGGCCGCCTTTGCTGTATATAGGCGGGTGACATTGTGTCTATCTTTTCACCTGCCAAATCGTCGCCCTTTCCCTCCGCTTTTGCTTCCTTTGCAAAAGCAAGGACAAGCAATCAATGATGACCGGACAGAACCAGACGAAAGAGGAACAGAACCAGACGAAAGAGACGGAGGGAAATTCTTCCATGTGTTTGACACGGGCGGAGCGTCGCGAGGCGCGTCGCCGGCTGATGGCCGCACGCTTCTATTACTGGACAGAGGTACGCCGTCGCCGCTTCGATGATGTGATGCATATTCTGTCCGAGCATGAGTTTTTCGTAGACGAACGGTCTATTATGGACGTGCTGCGTGGGGTCAGCCACTACCTGTCCGACCTACATACCCGCCGCGAAACAGCCGCCGCCCTCCGTCGTGCCTACCCTTCATGGAACTGGGAGGGGTAAAAAACGCTTTCAATACCTTTTTTTATTCACCGGCCGCGTGCCGATCGACCACGCCGTGGGGGTAATAGCGGCAACCTTACGCTGAGCCACGAAGTAACCCCCTTCCACTGCGTCTGGGCCGTCGGCCGGGGCGGGGAGTCCATCATCGAAGAGCTTAAACTGTTCCTCGAGTCGCTGCATGTGGGGATTCTCTTTTTCGGCGATGTTGAAAATCAGATTGCCCGCCCGATTGAGCGGCTCGAGGTTGCCTTCAATTCGGGCGAATTTATCCGGTTTGGCTCGCTCGTCGGGTGCGATAGAGATGATGAATTTCTGTTCAACGGCCTTTTGCAGGAAAAGCGGCTTGAAAACCTGTTCGTAGAAGGGATCCTGTAGCTTATTATTCTCGATGTAGTTGTAAATCGTCGTACGGTCGCGGACGTAATCCTTTTGGTAGTAGTACCAATTGACGAACTCATCATTGGTGACGTGGTCGAGGAAGGCCGTAATGACATACAGGCGGCCATCCAAAATGCCCAAAAGCACGTTCGACTTAAACGATCCGAGCGCTTTCACGCCCTTGCGGTGCGTGGTACGATTGGAGGGCGCTGGGTCGCCATAACTAATGAGGAAGGGAAACTTATTAAGCGGGGGCACGGCGCCCCATGTGATCTCTTTGAAGTACGTCCCTTCAACCACCGGGTTGTTGAAGCATTCCTTTTGCGCCGATGCGGCCGACACCTGCGCGAGTACTTCATCGATCATCGCCTCCGTATTCTTTTCCGGCCAGACCGAAACGCCCTCAGCAAAGTCTCGCTTGGGGTCGGGGCGGCGGATGTCTACCATTCGGATATTGATGATGTCCCAATTCCCCAGCGGCTTGTCTCGCCCGGCCAGCTCACGGGCGCGCGCACCGGCTCGGGCAATACAGCAATCGCGGGCGATGATATTGCCGCACCAAATAACCAACAGGGGCTCGCTGAATGAGCGTGTAAAGTAGAGGGCTTGCTCGAACCAGTTCCATTTGTCGGCGATGATTTCGGGGTTACGGCATTCTTCATCCGTGTCGAAATCATCGGGCAGGATGACGTCCGGGCGCACCTCGTCGAGCTTGAAACCGCGGGGCGACTGGCGGGCACCCACGGCAAAGAAGGAAACGCCGCGGGCGGTGATAAAATGTTCCTCCGTCCACTTTGTGCCCCGCTGATTGCCGTAATAGAAGGCGATTCGTTTGTTGGCCTCGAGCTGCGCCCGGTAGACGCGCAGCAGGCGCTCGGCATTGTCGCTACTGTTGGAAGTCAAAAGGATGTTCCGCTTGCGGCCGGTGAGCGCTAAAAACATCACAACGAACATCACCGTGGTACTCTTTGCCAGCTCACGCGCCCATGAGAGCACCTCGTACCAGTTGCCCTCCGTGGCTTGCCGAATGATGCGGGCGATAGCCTTCTTTTGGAAGCCTGCAAAGTCATATTTGGCGAACCGTGGGAACAGCTCTTTGATCCATTCGAGGGGATGCGCCTCGAGCCATTGGCGGCGCTTTTCGCGTTCGGCCACGGGCATGGCGCGATCGATGGCCGTTTCTTCGCGGATGGATTGCAGGTATTGCTCCCATTCCTGTAAAGCCTGTTTGTCCGTCAGCTTCATCGGAGCATCTCTTTAATGTATTGATCGAATAGGGCGCTGACCTCGATGGCCTTTGTGGGATCGAAGGCGCGCAGCGAGGGTTCAGTAAGGCCTGCGATACATTGATCACATCGCGGACACCGCTGCTGGGCCCGGTGCGCCGGGTGGCGAAGTTTGACCTGTTACCTGCATATCGGTTACGCTCCGAGCCCCTTTTTACCCCCTTCCTACACCGCTAATTGTCGGAAAAACAAGTACCGACTGGCCCGGATCCCCGCGGCAAAGAACCGCCGATTTTAACCGTTAAAACCGCCTGAATCCGCGGTTCTTTACACGCCGATTTGCGGGGCGTCTGGGTGCCCTTCACCTTTGCCGCCGAACCAACGAACAACTAACACCTAACAACGAACAACTAACAACTAACACCTAAACACCTAAACACCTAAACAACTAAACAACTAAACACCTAAACAAACCAACAACCAACGGGGCTTTAGCCCCCAACAACCAACAAACATCAGTATGGACAAAGATTTAGAGATTAAGACCGTCGGGCAGAAGAAGCTCGACAACGCGATGCACGTGACCTATCACACCGAGATGCACGGCATCCTCAAATCGGCCGATCAGGCCAAGACCGGTATCCCGGCCGAGATCATGACCGACTACAACGGCGGCATCACCGAAGAGACCGAACTCAACCGCGAGGCCCAAGCCGACGCCCTCACGGCCGAGCTCGTGAAGGCTGACACGGCCCGCGATCGCGCCGTGCAGTACTTCTTCGCCTCCGTCCGCGCCGCCCGACTCTCGCCCGACGAGGCCGTACAGAAAGCAGCCGCCGCGCTCATGCCCACCGTCAGCGTCTACAGCGGTGCACCCACCGAGGCGGCCGACCGTGAGACGGCCCTCATCTCCGGCCTTGTGGTCGACCTGAAGAAGGCGGAGCTCACGGCCCACCTCACCACGCTTCACCTCGCCGACCTGCCGGCCAAACTCGAGGCCCTCAACAAGGCCTTCTCCGACTTGGCCACCAAGCGCTCAGACGGACGCGCGGCCACGAAGCTGCCGCTGGCCTCCACAGTCCGCCCACCGACCGCCGCCGCCTCC